GCCCACGTCGGGAAACGTCGTGCCAACCGGCGCAACGTACACCGTGAACGGCGCGGCGAGCACTTCATACGGCACCGTGTTCGACATCGCTCAAGCCCCCTCGGAAATGGAAAGTTACGCCGACTGCCGGAGCGCAAACGAAAGCTCGCGCTCCAAGTTTTTCCGTACTGCCTCTTGTCCCGCCGTGAGCCCGGCCTCCATATGCTTCGCGAACACGTGCGGCATCGACGGCCCGCGCAGCTCGTAGATCGGAAGCTGTGGCCGATGCGGTGCCGCGCCGTGCCGCGTCGCATGCGGCACGCGTTGAAAGACGCCGACGTGCCCGCTTCGCATCGTGGCAATGAACGCGTTCGGGTATCGCCCCTTGCCGCCAGGGAGCCGCGCCGTCACGCCTCGGCCGCGCCCGCGCGACGGTACCGGGCCTTTCGCGTTGAACTCGATCAGCTTGATCCGCGTGCCCGTCACCACGATCCGAACCGTCGGGCTCGACATATCCGAGCGCGCGGATTCGATCGTGATCTGATCCTTGACCTTGCTCACGCGGATCCCGAGATCGGTTGCGACTTCGCGCGCCATCACGGCGCGGGCCGTCGTCGCCGCCCGATTGAGCGCGCGCGCAATCCCTTGCGGCGCGAGCTTCTGGAACCGCTTCATTCCGGCCACGGCAGCCGATACGTTGAGCGTGCCTGTCACGTTCACGGCGTGCCCCAGCCTTCGAGATACGGCACGAAGTACCGAACCGAGCAGCCGACGCCGGTCGATCCATCCTCGCGTTGCAACGCTTGCGACGAGCCGCGCTCGATGCCCTTGCTCTTTGCCGCGAGCCCGCCGAGCGATCGATCCCGCAGCTCGACTGCCCGCTTGATGTCGGCGAGCACTTGCTCGGCCACGAGGTACGGCGCGCTCAAGTCGGCCCGCGCGAGGGCCTCGATCGTGATCGGGATCCGGATGTAGTGATTCTCGTTGCTGAAGATCAATTCGTCCTCGTCAACGCGCATCGCGATCGCTTGCGCCGGATCGTCAGGCCCGAATGCCGGCGACTCGTTGAGGAGCACTTGCGCGCCGGCGTCCGTCTGAAACGTTGCGCCCTGATCCGTCGTATTGCCCGCGACGATCGCGCGCAGTCGCGTCGCCAGGGCTTCGAGGATCAGTTGTCGCACCGACTCGTTTGCCATGCGCTACCCCGGAAGATCTTCGGGCGAGCTGACAAGATGCACCGCCCACAAATCCGCCTCTTCCCGTTCGAGCCCGTCAACGCGCCATGCCTGATCGCAGTCGCCCAGCTTTTCCGGCGCGATGATCACGGTGCCCCGTGGAGCCGTCGGCACGTCCGACTTGCGAAGCACCATGATCCGCTGGCGATCCGTCCGTCCAAACGAAGAGCCGATCGGCACGCTCTCGGGCGACGGCGTTTGCCATATCCCGCGCGTATCGATCGGCTCGTCATCCGGCGCGGGCCTCGTGACCACTATCGCGACGCCGTGCGCTTGAAGGTTGAGATCAAGCGCTAGCGCGCGGAGCGGCCCGAGATCCATCGCCGCCCGCTAACGCGCTACGCCGTCGAGCAGTACGTCGCCCGTCTCGGCGGCCGAATCGGCGGCGGCGGCCGCGACGCCCACCAGGGTATTGCCCCCGGCGGTTGTCGAGATCTTGCTCGTGCCGGCGACCCAGTACAATTTGACGCCTTCCGTCCACGCCTCGCCGGTTGTCTTGGCGAGTGTGAACACGCCGACGCGCGCGCCCTCGAACTCCTCGGTTGCGGCCGCCGAAGCGCCCGGCACGACGAGCAACGAACCGATCAGCACCGGCGCGCCCGACACGACGCCGCCAATTGGGGCGGTGAACGTGAGCACGTCGCCCGGCTTTACGAAGTTAATCATTGCCTCAGCTCCTCCGCTTGTCTCACCGATTACGTGGAACGGCCAATGAGCACGCTAACGCGCTAGCTCACCTGATCGCCGTCGTTGCGATAGAAGCCGCGATAATCGATCAGCTTCGCCGCGAAGTCGTGCCGGCACTTGATTTCTAGCCCGTCGATGTCGAAGCCGATCCGCGACTCGATCGCCGGTCCATCCTCGCCCTCAAGGTACGCGTATTCGAGCATGTCGATCTGATCGGGCGAGGCCGCCAGATACCACGCGATTTGTGAGGTTGCGTCGAGCCGAGGCTCGGGCACGACCGTCAACCGGCCCGTGAACGGATTCGCCTGCCCGGCAACGGCCGGCGTAATGTTGCTCACGAACTGATCGGCCACCGTTTCGAGGCTCGTCGGCACGAGCAAGTACTTCGGAACGATGTTGAGGTACGTCGCGCCGTCCAGCCCGGTCTGCAACCGCATGGCGGCGCGGCCCGCGCCGAGCGTGTCGATCGAGATGGGATCTCCGTCGTCCGCGAGGTTGCCGTGCGATGCGTGGAATACGGCGATCGAGTCGCCCATTGCCGCATTCGCCGTGATCTGCTCCCACGCGAGATCGCTTTCGAGGTTGCGCGCCGAACGCCCGAAGAGCGCCGGTACTCGAGAAAACGCGTCGGTGTCGTCGTTGATCAGCGCCTTGCGCGTGATCGCGAACACGCGGCCGTACGTCGCGAGCTGGAATTGCTCTTTTCCCTCGCCGATCGTGCCGCGCTTGTACTCGCCGTGCTCGTTGACTTCGAGCAGCGACGGAGCCTCGCCGAGCTGCAAGCGCTTCACGGGCTTGAAGTCGGAGAGCGTCACGCGCCGGCCGATCACCGTGAACGTCTGAGGCGCGGCTTCATACGCGGCGCGCAGCGTCTTTGCCGCCACGTCGGCGAGCAAGTTCGGGTAATCGGAAGTCGTGTGATACCCGGCACGCACGTTGAGCCCGAGCGCGAGGCCGGCGAGATCCATTTTCGACATGCCCGTCGTGCGGATCCGCTGTGCGTGCAGATACACGCGCGCGATGTCGAGGAGCGTCATCCCGCGATACTCGCGGCCGACATCTTCGAGCTTGAACGCTTGCGGCGCGATGCGGTGCAAGAGCGCATTTTCGATCCCGGCGCGCAAGTGCAGATTTGGATCCGGCCCGTTCATCTCAACGGTGCCGCCGTTGTTGCTGATCAGATTCGGCACCGGCGGATCGCGCCGCTCCAGCTCGCGGAAGATCTCCGACTGAATATCCACCAGGGTACGACCGCTCGCGATGTACGCGTCGGCCTTTGCCTGTGGAAGTCGCGCACCGCGCACGGCGGCGATGATCCCGAGCGTGCGCTCACGTTCGGAGATCGCGCCGCGATCGCGATCCGTGGGCTCCGTTGCCGGAGCGGCCGGCGGTGCCGGCGTTGCCGGTGCCGCGAGCCCGGCCGCGAGCGGATCCTCGGCGACAAACTCTGACGGGGTACGTTCCATTGTCGGGATCTCCTCAATTGTTCGGACGATGCAACGATTGGTTTCCGGTCCTGATTCGCTCCGCGTGTGCGCGCCGGTGTCGGCCGGCATCGGCACCATCGAGACTTCGTATGGCTCCCAATCGACGGCCGTACGTGTCTTGAGTGCTCCGGCTTTCGCGGCCCGCTCTTCGTACGCGTGCACACGATAGCCGACGCTCACGCTCGAAACGATCCCGTCCTGTACGTCGCGCCACACGGGCTCGACTTCGGCACGCCGCGAAAACTGCACCGTGCCTCGGCCCTGCCCGGCAACCATCTTCGCCGTGCCAGGGACGACCGCGCCGAGCATGCTCGCGATCGAGTACCCGCCGTGCGTGTCGAGGAGCGGCGCGCCGTTGTTGAGTCGTTCGAGCCGCACGTGCGCCGGATCCATCGAAAGTCGTTCGATGAAGCGTTCGCCCGTTCCCCAATCAACACGCTCGACGGGCGCGCCCGTGCTGAACGTCAGATCGACGGTGCGCTTCTCGTTGTCGATGGATTTCGGCGCGACGACGGCGCGGAACTCAAGGGCCGGGAGATCGATAAAACGATCGTTATTGGCCGGGCTTCCCACGGGCGACAGAGTGCCCGAGGCCGCCGCCGAGCTGCAAACTCTCTTGTGGCGTGTGCGGCCGGTTGCGGCCGGTTGCGGCCTAAACTAGCCCCAGCCTAGCGGCCGAGATCGACGCCGCCGATACGCTGATGATTGGTGCGCCCGAAGTAGAAGCCGATCACGATCGAGACGACATTCGAGAGAAACAAAAACGCCATGAGCCGATTCGATGGATCCTGAATCACCATCCAGATCGCGGCTCCGAACGCGCCCCAAATGACGCTAAGCGCGATCGCCGCTTGCGTCATTTCCCAAATCGCGTTGATCCGACGCTGGCCGAGCGAATGTCGATCCTCTTCGCGCGTCGTTTTCGACGGCAAAGAGGCTTCGACTTCCTCGACGATCGGCTCGCCGACAGGCTCGCTCGCCATTACCAGAGCGGCCGCCCGTAGCGATCCGCATCTTCGCGGCGGATGCGGAGCGAGCCGCCGGGCAGTCGATAGGCCCTAAGCGCTCGCTTGCGGATGTCGCGATAGACGGTATCGACGTGACATCCCCACTCCGCCGCCAGCTCTTGAGGGCTCAGCGATTGCGGCTCGGCGGCCTTTGGCGAGCGAACGGCGCGATCGGTCAAGTCGTGCGATCGGATCATGCGTTGTGCGTGGCTCATGCTGTCCTCGTGAGGGCTCCCGAGGCGCGTCGATCGAACTCGCGCCAGATCTTCGCGAGCGGGCCGAGCCCGGTTGCCCGCTCGGCCACGCCCAGGAAACACGCCAGCCGAAGCGCGCTCTTGATATGGAGGATCCGCGTCGTGTCCGGATCGAATTGCGACCAGCCGCTATCTTCGCAATTCCATTCCGAACACGGGAGCGCGTGCAGCTTTAGATCGAAACTCCGACTATGTGTGAGGTACCCGAAGCTCGCCTGATTGATCCCGCCATACCGCGCTTGCCACTTCCGATGATGCGCGGGCTCGACCAGCATGCGCGCATTTTCTCTTTCCCACAGATCAAAAAACGCTCGCGTCACGTTCGACACGCGCACGAAAAGCACGCCGCCGTTAAATGGAAACTTTGCCGTGCTCGGCCGCTTCGTGTACGCGAGATCGAAGTCGAGATCCCACACGTCATCGAGCGGCAAGAGGATCGCGGCATCCGCGTCGATGAGGAGGATCCGCTCGCCATCCTCCGCCGATCGGATCGTGTTATTCCACGCCCACAGCTTCCGACTATTCGCGATGATCTGCCGACGATCGATGTCACTCTCGATCGGCGTGTCGGGCATGGCGTACACGTTGACGGCCCAGCTCGGGAGCTGCTCGCCGGCGGTGAGCGCTAAGACGCGCGCCATCCTCGACCATCGCGCCGATCGATCGTTCGCCTCGAACCAGACCGCTTCGAGCCGAGGCGTCACGCGGCCGCCCCCTCGCCGGCGGCGTGCGCGGCCGCGAGCGGATCCGGCGTGTCGGCTTTCGCCTCGGCGGCGGCGACGCCTTGAAGCTGCCCGGCTTGCGTCATGTTCGCGGGATCGATGTCGAGGATCAGGCCGGCCGCCTTGAACTTATCGAAGTCGGCCTTGATCTCGTCGAGTAGATCTTTCGGATCGTACCCACGTTCGCGAACCGTCTCGCTCCAGCTCGCAAGCCCGCTCCGGATCCGCCGCTGATCGGCGAGCGTCTCGATGCTCGGATCGACGACGGGCAATGGCGGCGGCGTCCACTCCGCGCGATCGTCGGCCGAGCCGATGCCGAGGATTGCCGCCGCTTGCATGAACCATCCCCACGTGGGATCGCAGAATTGCGGAATGATCAGATTGTATCGCCAATTCCGCACGCGGCTCTCGTGTCGCAGTCCCGAGCGGCGCGCCGCCGAGAACGGCATGCCCGTATAGTCGCCGGTGAGATCCTCGTACGGGATCCCCATACCCGTCGCAACCGCGCGGAGCTGCCCTTTCGAGTACGCCTCGTAATCGCCCGTCGTCGGCGGATTGACGACGTTCACCGAACGGCCCGGCGGCACGTTGAGGATTGCGCCCGGCTCCAAGAGATCGATCGGCGGATCGGCGGAGTCGTCGGCCGCGCCGAGGGCCGTCGCCGAGCCGTCGGGATCGCTCGTGATCACCGAGAGACACGCGGCGATCTTTTGCTTCATCAACGTTGCATCCTCGAACGCGTCGAAGTCGCGCATGCGAAGCACGATCGGCGCAAACCAGGGATACCCGCGCACTTGTCCCGGCCGCTTGCGCCAGTAAATATGCAACACGCTCTCGGCTGGCACCAGTGTTGACGATTGCATGCCGAGCGAGGAGCCGGGATGCTCCGGAAACAGGTAGTACCCGATCCGCTTGCCGAGCGCGTCGAACGCCACGCCCTGTATCACGCGGCCTCGGGCCGGCGGTGCTGTGGTAAGCGTGTCTTTCGACGAGTCGAGGTAGTCGGGATCGAGCACTTGAATCTGCAACGGCACGGGGTACCCATCTTCGAGAAACCGCCGGCGGAGCCGCACGATTACCTCGCCCGACTCGACCACCGTTCGCATAGCGAGCTGCTGAAGCCCGTACAGATTCTCGCGGCCGTCGGCATCGCATGCCGTCGTTTCGGCCCACGAGCGCCACAGTGCGAGGAGCTTCGCATTCGGTTTCGCAGGCTTCGCCGTGATGCCCCAGCCGATCGTATGATCCGCGATCGTCGCGAGCGCGCTTTCGGCGTACGGATTGTTTCGCACGAGATCGCGCGCGTTCTGTCGGAGGCCCGCCAGGGCCGGCCCGATCGCGGCGTTCGCATCGCTCGCGGGCTTGCTCCACGTGCCCGTACGGCGGCCGGCCGTCGTTGCCTCGAAGTGCCGTTCCATCAACGCGAGCGCGGCCCGGTTGCGGATGCGCCGCACGCCGGCGGCCGGCGAGAATTGCATCACCACGCGATCGAGCCACGTCGGACGCACGCGCAAAGTGCTCATATTCGCTCCGGCAAGGTTAGTCGCTCAGTCGGCATCGCTTCAGGGCCGCGACAGGGACAGTCGGCGACGCGTGGGGTTTCTTCTGGCAGCTCGTCGCCGAATGCTCGCCGCCAATGGTACACGTACAAGCCCTCGATCAAATAGATCCGCTTGCCGGCGTCGCGAAGCGCGAAGTGCATGCCGTGATCGACACAAAGCATCCCGTCGCGAAAGCCGCCGACTTCTCGCCAGCTCGCCTTGCTCACCGCGAAGAGCACGCCGCCGAAACCTTTCGTATCCGTAACGTCGAGCAGCGTACGAACCTTCAACCGCTCTTTGCCGAATGAGCGATGATGCCGGATCTCGTGGATGTTGACCGGGCCGGCTTTCTGCCACTCCGGCGCGATGCGATTCGCGCACGCCACGAACGCGCCGGCGTCGGGCTTGAACCGGATCGCCTCCTCGATCTGCCGAAACCATTCGCGCGTCGTGAGCATCATGTCGTGATCGAGAAACA